TAGAGCCGGGAGTCACGGAGGGTGCAGTACAGGTCAACCCCGTCCAGGTTGGCGGGCGCGCCGGGGGTGGACTGGGTGTAGACCCCCTCAATCGTGAGGGTAGACCCCTTGGTAAAACTAAAGGTCGGAGTTGCCATAGGGCTTTGGAACTAGCCGAGTGTCAAACCAGCCCTGCCTACCCACTTTTTATGGGTAAGGCCGGACTTGGATGGTGCAGTCGTCCGGGTTGCCGTCCTTGGTGTAGCCTACCCAAGCACCGCCCCAAGCATCGTGTTCCGTTTGATTGTGCCTTGGTGGGAAACTTCCACCAAGGGGTACAAAGAAGAAACCACCATATGTTAGGTCATCAGAGATAGTCACAGGGCCATACAGCCTCTGATCGACCACCCACTTGACCTCATTGTGGTAAATCCTAGCCACCAGATACCGCTGGCAGTTGTAGTCCAAAGCCCACCCCATCACCGCTGGTTGATAAATGTAGTTCCCAGTACTTACTTCATACAATTCAAAGGGATACTTCCAAGTCCTACCCATCCACCCAGCGTAAAACGGCTTGGTCTTGTCGTCAGCGTCAGAGCCGTCAGCGATAAGGGCCAATGATACATTGCCGAATTGCGAACCAGCGGTTCCAGAGTCTTGGTTGCCAATAATGAACAGGTTGTAGACAGTACCCTGCTCAAGGTGGAAGCGACCGCCGTTGTTGATGAACGGAGAGTTGAAGTCGGTACCAGCGGTCAAGGAACCAGAAGGATAGACCCAAGCCTTGATGGCCTGTCCTTGAAGGGGCGGTTTGAACTCTGCTTCTGACGAAGCGGTGAAATCATCTGACTTGGAGTTATTCCAAAGGATGTCGCCCTTGACGATTTGGATGGAGTCCGGGTCGATGACCTCATCGCCCTGCGGAGCAACCACGACCTCGAAAGGCTGGTACTTGCGAGGCTCGATGTAGGGAGGCCAAGTGATAGCCCCGACCACGCGCTGTTGGACGACAGGATCACCAAGGCCAGTCCAGTTGACCTCGCCTACCAGGAAGCCATCGACTTGATATTCCCCAGAGGCAGTAATGCCCGGAGGCAGTCCGATGGCGCCGGTTTCCGGGGCGAGTTCATCATCCTCGGACACATAGATGTAGTAGTCCGATGTCGCACCTTGGTTGTAGGTGACCTTGAAGGCGTACACATAAGTGTACACGCCTTGAGCCAGGACGAAGTAGCCGTCATTGTTAGCCCAAGGGCTAGTCTCATCGCTACCGAAGTTGGCGTTTCGACCGATGCGCGGGTCAACCGTGATGACATCGACCCGCTTCTGGAGCGAGTGCTTCATCGGGCCATCCAGCGATGGGTTCCATACATTGCCTCCGCGCCCAATCTTCAAGACGGTGTACGGGATAAGGATGTCACCATCGACCTCATCCTTCGTCTCGACCTTGACTTGGTACTGGTTGATGTACGGGTCTTGCAGGTCGGGAGGGTCGGGGATGTAGACATCCCTATCGTCCGTGGGGATGGTAATCGTACCGATGGCCTTCTGCTCGACATTCCATGCACCCGTACTCGGGCTTTTCCTTGCGTTGCCGACAAGGACGGCACGGCAATTCGTGTTGGGCGGGTAGTTCCCGTTGGCTTGGATGAACGAAGGGAGGCGTCCCGGGCAACCGGGGTCGTACTCGCCAGCAGGCATGACCACGCAGATGGGGCCAAAGTCCTGCTTCGTGACCCTGTTGTAAGGCTGGAAAATCCAGACCTGCCAGAGATCACCACCGAAGGTGTTATCCGTAGAACCATCCTCACCGACATCGTAATCCATCGACTCGACAGGCGGAGTATCCGGGTCATAGGTCGAACTGCTTTCCAGCAAAGCCTCCGCGCCATCGGTGATGATGGTAGTCACCGAGTCACCAGGGCCAAGCGTGACGGTAGAAGGCGTACCATCTACCACCATGTCAATGGTCGAGGAACCACCAGGGCCGAGGGTGTAGGTCTGGGTCGAGTCCTTGCCAAGCGTGGCCTTGACCTGCGAGGAACTGCCGTTGCCGAGCGTGTAAGAGGCGGTGCCAGTCTTGCCACTCAAACGACCATTGGACTCCGTGACATCGCCGCCAGGGTCGAGCGTGTACTTGAGGGTCTTGGAGTTCCCAGCCCCCATGTTGTAGGAGGTCGAACCAGTCTTACCTAGCGTCCAGTTCTGTTGCAGGCTGTCGCCCTGGCGGATGGTCTGGGTGAACGGTACGCCAGCGATCAGCCATTGGGTCGTCACCAACCCGCCGTTAGGGTTAAGGCTATACTTGGTCGTACCCGTAGACCCCAACGAGTAGTTGGTGGTCGTGCCGAGTTTGCCGTTGGTGATACCAGCCTGCCCGCTTTTGTTGATGGTTCCCATTAGGTCGATAGGAGAACATACCCGTTCTCGTTCATAAAGCCAGTCTCGGTCGTGCCGTTGGTAGCCGTGGAACCAGTATACGGCGCGAAGGTCGTGATGAGGGTCTGCGTCCCGCAGGAGACGGTCGGGTTGCCTTCCTCGTCCGGGCCGAAGTTATGCTTGGCCCAGATGACGGTGCCGTAGCGAACCGAAAGCCTGTTTTCAACTACGACAATCTGGAACTGCTCATAGGTCGGAACTTGTACTGACGAGGCTTGAACCGGGGTAGGGAAAGTGTCGTTGTAAGTGACTCCTCCGTTGCTGATCTGGAACTGGACTCCCTGGGAGAACATCGTCTGCGCCTTGTCGATGTCAGACGCCATGCGGTTGAGCGCGCGCGCCGACAAGGGCTGACCTTCACCGAAGGAGCCGTACCCGGACGAGTTAAAGCCAGAGATTGATTTCATCAGCCAAGTTGAGAAACAGGATACAAATCCTTATCCCAACCGCTGATGCCGGAAAGCATGAGGTCGGCAGTCACCTTGTAGAGAGTGCCGAAAAGTTCAACGGAGCAGTTGGTGACGAGGAAAGACTTATGGATTTTTTCGTTCCACTCGTCCGTGTAATAGAAAGTCCCAGAGTACCCGCCTGTGGCAAGTTGCTTGTATCCTTGCGGGAGGTAGAACGAGTCACCATCGGTCACCCATCCAACCAACGAAGCGCGATCTAGTGCGGCCTGTTCGTTGTTGAAATAAATCAGTACGCGCAAGGTGGTCTGCGGCTTGTAGTACGATTTGATGCCAGCCTTGATGTTCGGGCTGATATCATCCTCGGTCTGGTTGGGCAGGAAGCCGATGAACTGGATATTGTTCAGATTTCCACCAGCACCGGGTTGAATAGCCCAGAATGGACGATTGGGATTGTCTGGGTTAAGGCCACCGCCTTGGGGGGGGTATCCAGCAAGAGGGCTGATGGTACCCGGTTCGCCTAGGCTGGTGCAGTTGATGCGGATGAAGTTCGGGTGCGCCTGGATGGACTCCGAAGCGGCGGCACCAGTCATCTGAACCTGCGGTTCGCTATATCCGCGCTCAAGAACTTGAGATGCCAGACCGCAGTATTCGGCACGAACATTGACCACATCACCTTCCTCGGTAGTAGCACCGACACGCCACAACTTCAACTGTTGGTATTGGGAGTCTGGATGGGGTGAACTACGAGGGAAAAGATATGTCAAAAAGCCCATGTTAGCCCGAGCCATCTTGAACATGACCGTGGACTGAAGCATACCGAAACCATCGCTTTCGATAGTCCATCCCGGCTGAACCTTCGGGATGACTAGATCGTTTCCGTATTTGATAATATTAGTGTCTGGCATTAGAGGTTGGGGGTGATTTCAGTCACCCGATAAAGGTCTTTCTGTTGATTGTCCTTCATAAACATCAGCATATTCCAGGTGTTCTCCTCGGTGTCCTCGGTGGCCGTGGCGATGCGATCAAGAGGAGTAAAAGAGATGGCTGAAAAGATGTCACCGCCACCCATCTGCTGAAGCGAAGATGCGCCTACGGCTTCTGACAGGCCAAGCGGAGATAGTTTCTTGCCCTTGTCTCCAATGATACGCTTAACCTCGGCGTAGAACTTCTCCCGATCCTCGGAGTCCATCGTCCCGGCGATTTCACGCGCCTGCTTGAGAACTTCCTTGTCGGACTTGAAGTCTCCAGACCCGGCGAAAGCCTTCGCCGCCGCAATCGGGCCGCTTTTCCAGTTGATGAAACGAGTAAGGGCGTTTGTGGCCGAGTCAACCAGCCACATGAAACCAGAGGCGATTTGACCGACAGCCTCTATCGCAATATTTTTGATGCTCTCCCAAAGGACAGACATGGCATCACCAAGGGTGGAGAGAGAGTTGATGGACTCTTTGGTGGTCGTGTAGGTGAAGTTCTTTGTAGCCATGATCTGCGCGTTGCCGCGCTTGACGATTGGCATGATTTGTTCCGCCGAAGAACCGAACAAGGTCGTGGCGTAGTGCATCATCGTGGCGTCATCGGTTCCGGCCTTGTACGCTCCGTTCAAAGCCCTAATCGCTTCCTCGTAGGTAAAACTACCGTCATGCAAAGACTTGAGGCTATAACCCAACTTGGCGATGGCGGCGTTGGCCTCGGAGCCACGGATTTTTGCCTCGCCCATCTTCTTGTTGAACTCGGCCATCGAGTGCGCGATGGTTTCAAGGCTCAACCCGGTGGTTTCAGCAAGGGACTTCATCTCCTGCAACTTGCCTGTGCTGACACCCGTGGCGTTGGAGATGTTCTGGAGGTTCTTGGCTTCAGCGGCGAGTTTCTTGATGCCGCTGATGACTGCTCCGATGGCTTCTGCAACGATGCCTGGAAGTCCCAAAGCGGCGGCCATCATGCCGGAGCCTCCACTCATGGCGAAACCGCTAACTTTCTCGGCCATGCTTGTCTGCGGGACATTATGAACCCTTCGGTTATATCCCTTTTTCTGGGCATCTTGGAACTCTTTAGACCACTTCTGTACGCTACGGCCCGCGCTCTCAAGACCCTGTTCAAGAGGCTTGTTATCTACCGATAGCGTGGTCTGGATTGTGTCACTAGCCATTAGTTCTTCTTGTTGCTCTCCTTGAAGCGGTTGATGATTTCATCAAAGTCGTTCATCATGTTCTCATCTTTCGATGATACGACATTGATTTGCGCGCCGTTGTAGATCGCATGGGAGATGCTCATCCAGACGGCTTCACCTTCGGGCATAGTCCAGGCTTCTTCAAGACTGCAACCATTGCGGACATTGTTGGCGACACAGGTGAGAACCCAAGGAATGTTTTCCCCACTCTTTGACTTTTCCTTACACTCTTTATTTTTGCTCCAGAGTTTAGGATAAGAAAGACACTCAATCATAATGGCGATGATTTTCCCGGCGTTGATGGCAAGACGCTTCTTGCTCATCCTCATCCTGTGAAGTTCATAGTTCTCCCAGAAGGTAATAGGGCCGACCATCTTCGACTTGTCGTAGGTGGACAAGATGCGGACGGCCATGATCACATCCAGCGGGGTGATATCACCCACGCTTTTCATGTTGATAAAAGGGGACTCGATTGCCTCTAGGATGACCCGGTGCCGTAGGCAAAAAGCCTTCAGCGTCCTGCCACAGACCTTATCTTGGTCTGGGAGGACGCCGATTGCCTTTAGATAACGAGCATCCATTCGGGATGCGCGCCGTTTAGGCGATTTCCTGGTACTTGATACCTTTTACGGAAACCTTGCGGTAGTCCTTGTTCGTACCCTTATCGTCAATCGACTTGAGAATGAAGGTCGTGCCAGCGTAGGTGAACTGGGTACCAATGGACGGAAGGGTACCATCAATACCATCCTTGAGAACACCCTCAAGAGTGACCTCGTTGCGGCGGTCATTGAGGTGGTTCGTGATAACAACACCACTTTCGTTGGCGACCTCGACATCGAGCGCGAGGGACTCGGAGAAGTCATCGGACTGAACAATCATGTAGGATCGGTCGCCACGAAGGCCGAAGAAAAGTGCCACGCCGTACTCGATAGGGGATGCCATAGGAGGTCTTTGGAACTAGCAGATTGTCAAGGAGCCGGGGGGAGCATCACGAACACCGTATATTCCAGCAGATTTCCGTACTTGCGCTGGTGCATACCCTCCTCGTCCTGGTTCACCCAGAGGTCGTAAAGGATGCCGTCCGTGTTGAGCGTCCAGAGGGCTTTGAGGGCCGTCTTGTCGGCCATGTAGTTCTGGACGGTCTGCACCCGGGTGCGGTGCTGGTCTAGGGTGTCGTCATCGGCGGACGAGTAGACCCCGATCTCAAGGGTCACCGTGTAGTTGCCGTATGGGTTGCTACCCAGGGCATCGGCGGAGCGGCTGGACTTGGCGTAGACCGTGACCAGGGGGATGACCTTGGTTTCGGGGGTGATACCCTTGTGGACAGCGACCCCGGTAAGGGCCGTTGCGAGGTAGGCTTGCACCTTTTCCTCAACGATGGTTCGGGCGGAGTAGAACGGGATGCTCATTAGGTTGTTTCGATTTTAAATCCTTCGACCCCCTTGATGGCTTCAAGCAGGGTCTTGCCACCATCCTTTTTGCCCTTGAGCATATGGATGAGCCTTACGCGCATGGCGAAAGCCCGGTGGTCACGGGCCTTGGCAAATAGGTGCCAGCCTTGGGTGTACCTTTTGGCGATTTTGTTGCCTACGGTGACTTGGTTGACCGCGCCGCCAACATTGATGTCGCAGATGGCGTTGGTTGAGCCTTGATCCCTAATCCAAGCGGAGGTCGGCATTGTGCCGAGTTTAAGTCCGGCGTAATACCACCCGGCCTTGAGTTTGCCCACGCGCTGTTGAACCTTCTTGATATATCGCTCGACCAACTTCCAGTCGCGCACGAAGAAGTCCGGCTTACGGTTCTTGCCGACACGGTAGTGCTTCTCACCACGGACAATCCTGTGCATGGCGGCAATCTGACCTTCGGACTCCTCAAGCATGATGTTGCCGTCACCAGAGAAGTTCCCGTGACGGCTCTTGATAAACCTATCAAAAAGGATTTGCGTGGTCATTCCACCAGAGGCGTCAAAAGTTCCCTCTTGGAAAACATATCCCATAGACCCTCCTCCTGCGAACTTACCGAACAACCAAGAAGGAGAGTGCGGAGGTGGAGTATCTTTCTTCGCACGAACCCAAGCATCAAAGATGCCTAGATCGCCACGCTGGGCCACAAGCCCCCCTGGTGCTTGGGCTAGAGGGGCGAAAATCTTTCTGATGTCCCGGTTGACGGCGGCGCGCCCTTTGTCCCGGGCTTTATTGCCGAAGCCGCCTTCCCCACCCTTGGTCACCTGCGGCGCGCCACCAGAGAACGGAGGGTAGAAGTCGCAGACATCCTTGCAAAGACGCCTAGCCTCATCCTTGAGAACATCACCAACTTTGCGCCTAGTCACCTTGGCGAACATGGCGATGTGTCGGTCGAACCCGGATTGGTCTACCTTTACATTGAAGCCGACCGAGACGGTCAGAGCCATTACTGCACCAGCGTCTGCACCTTGGCGATCACCCACGCCGAGGGAGGTCGGTCGGTGACAGTCATAATGCGGAACTGCTCTCCGTTGTAGGCAATGATATTGCCGTGGGCGACCAGACCAGGATGGGCCACCAGCCCCGTCCGAAGGAACTTCACATCAAACGAGGTGGACGAAGTAAAGCCACCCGTCTCCAAGTCCTGCATGATGGCAGGCTGGCTCATCAGCGCGTTCAGAGGCACAGGCGTACCACCCGGGACATTCTTCACGGTGACCGCCTTGGGGATTTCCCCAACAATCTCAAGGGCGTCTGCGGCCCATTCTGCGGGTAGGTCTGCCATCTGGAACTAGCGGATTGTCAACAAAGGGAGAAGCCCGCCTCCCTTGGCTGGGAAGCGGGCCTCTCGGCATTGTCGCATTGGGGTCGGTGAACCGCCCCCGAAACTGACCGCTGATTAGGCGGTGAAGATGATGCGCTGGAGGGCGTTGGGGTTGCCAACAGCCGTACCCTGGAGCCAGACGGCCTGCATATTGTGCGTACCCATCTGCCAGTTGTAGAAGTAGCGGAGCGCGAAGGTGAAGCCGGACTCGGGGTCGGTCACATTCATCTGCTCGCCACCGCCCGTGGTGGGGCTGGCAGGGACACGGGTCACGATCACAAGACCTTCCTTGCAGGAGGCGATGCCGTTCAGACCTTCGGAGGTCGGGGTGCCAAGACCAGCGAAGCCGTTGAACTCGCTGACCGAGAAGCCATGGAGTTTCTTGTCGATGGCGTTGTTCTGGATGACATCGGAGACGCCATACGAGAAGGTCTGGGCAACGGACGGATCCTGCACCAACTGGCCGAGAGCGTCCGGCGAGAGCAGGAGAGCGCGGTCGTTGTGAGGCAGGTTCGCCTTGGTGAGATTGGTGGCGGCGGCGGCAACGGCCTTGCGGTCGAACAGAGCCTGGGTGCCGTTGTAAGCCTTGGAGGCGAAGTTGGCGTTGGTCACCTTGCCGAGAACGGCGTTGAACAGGGACAACTGGATGGCGTTAGCCATCGGAGCCATGAACAGGCGGCGGAGACGCTCAAGGGAGAGCGTGGAAGCCTCGAAATCCGTGAAGGCGACATCCACATAGTCGGGTTCTTCAAGGGTGATGGCGACATCGGTCGAGGTGGCGTTGGTCGGGACATAGCCGTTGGCCGGGTTGTACTTCGTGGAGGTGAAGGAACCAGCGTAGCGGGTGTGGACGGTCGAGCCGCGCTCGGCGACATAGGAACCGAAGTCCGTCACGGCGATCTTGGTCAGCGGGACGAGTTCGGGGACGAGGGTGCGGAGGCTTTCCTCGGCAACGAGTTGGAGGGTAAGACCACCAATGGAGTTGGACATATTAGTATTTTACGGGGTTAGAGTTGAGGGGAAAATCAAGAAACGGTGCCAGTCACTCGCTCAAACTGACTCTGCGAGACTTCAGTACGGAAGCGGTGAGTGAAGCCGATTTCATAGTTCATCGGGCCACCAGGGACGGTGACTTCCGAGAGCCTAATCTGGAAAGTAAGGTTCGTGATGCCACCGTTGGCATTGGCATCAGCAACGATGTCAGACCAACTGGCGGTCAGAAGGGTACCTAGTTCAGCCGTCAGAGAAGCGGGGAGAGCCATGGTAGATTACTTGAGGCCCGAAGCGCGCAGGATGGCGGGGCGGTTCGCCGTGTAGAAAGCGGAAGCGGCCTTGGCGTCCTTCTGCTTGAGGGCGACCCACTCATCGGCAACCTCTTGGTCGTTCTTGGCGGTAGCCACGACATCGGAGGGGGAGACTTCGACCGGGATGACACCGACAGAGGCCACGATGTTAGCGGCCTTCTTGCCAGCGGACTCATGCGAAGCCTTGGCCTGCTCCAGTTCGGAGCGAAGGGAGGCGATGAGCGTCTCGGAGGCGGCGAACTTGTCGCTGACCTCGCTGAACTTGGCGTTCAGTTCGATGAGGGTGGCTTCCTTGGAAGCGACCACCGCATCGAGTTCGCCGATCTTGGCGGCGAGGGCGGTGGCTTCAGCAATCTTGGACTCAACCTCGGTGGCCTTGCCCGTGAAGGCGGCTTGGAGGGCGTTGAACCGTTCTTCGAGAGACAGTTTGCTCATTCTGGAACTAGCAACTTGTCAAGGACACTTGGTCTTGTCGTCCGTGATGATGGGCTTACAGCCAGGGTCATCGGGCAACTCCTTTTCGTCCTCATCCTCATCCTCCTCATCATCGCCATCGGACTTCTTTTTCTTCTTCTTGTCGCCGGAGATGGGGGTGGTACCGTCCTCGTCCTTGCCCTGCTCGGGGGTGACTTCGGCGGAGATCGCCTGCGCGTAGGTGGCAATCTTACCAACCGAGGGTTCCGCGCCTTCAAAGGCTTCGTAGTATTCCTCGCCAATGTACATCAGCAGGTCGTCCAGGGTATCCTTGATGCCCGTGACCAGCATCTTGGCGGCGGCGAGACGGCCAGACCAGCATTGGCCCTGCATATCCTCGACCTTCGCCATGGATCGCACCGACAGGACATCTTGGATGAACCAGTCGTGGGTTTCCTTCACATCGGCGTTGAACAGAGCCTTCTGTTCGGGGGTCATGTCGGTGCCAGGGTAGCCAGCGGCCTTCGCCCAGCCGGACTTGAACAACTCGACCTTATATCCTTCCATCTCGAAAGCCTTGCTCTCGTTGAGGAAGCCCATGAAACAACCGATGTTGCCGACCAGCGAGGAACCGCTGACCCAGACCTCATCGCATTGGGACAAGAGCCAGTAGCCGCCGGAGCAAGCCTGCTTGCAAGTCCAGCCGATAGTCCGCTTCTTGCACTTGCGGATACGCTTGGCGAGTTCGGGGACACCCGTGACAGTACCGCCAGGGGAGTCCACATCGAAGATGATGACCTTGATGTTGTCGTCACGCTCGGCATCTTCCAGCATCTCCTCGATATCCTCGATGTCGCAGGAACCCGTCATCTTGTCGATTTCGCTGATGCCGGAACCGATGACCCCCTTGATGGGGATGACCGCCAGCCCGCCGTTCTTCGCCATCTGGGGGCGCGCGCCGAAGATCATCTCAAGCGTCTCCTCGATATCCGAGTTGGCTTGGATGGCGGCAGGGTCGAACTTGGCGACCCGATCAAGGTGAGACTTGGCCTTCTGGGACTCGATAAGCATCGGAGTCCCGTTGTGGTAGGCGGAGTGAAGGTTATTCATCGGAAGGTTCGTTCAAGGGGTCGGGGCCAACATTGGGGTCGTTGGGGTCGGCTTCGACCTTCTCCCCATCATCCATGGCCTGTTCCTCTTTCTCGTCATCGCTCTGGTAGGCGGCATCGACATCGGCGGGAGCCACATTCTCGGGCATGATGGCGGAGGAAACCTGCACATCGAACTCATCGGCCAGAGCCTTGAAGTGGGCCTTTTCAGCGAACAACTCACGGGCCACAGCCTTCGGGTCGAGGCCCATTTCCATCTGGTGAGAAGTCCAGGTCTTGAGGCCAGCCTTGATGTCGGCGCGGTTGGCGATGGCGTCACGGCCAGTATCAACGGTGACACGGCGGGGAGTCGTCCAGTTGACCCGGTGCCAGTAGTCGTTGGCGGGCAGGATGCCGTCCTTGATGGCGTTGCCGATGACATAGCCCCACACCGGGGTGAGGAACCTCTGCATGAGGATGTTCTGGCGGTGCTGGAACTTGCGGTCAGCCTTGGCGATGATGAGGCGGACAGACGCGCCACCAATCTTGGTGGGGTCGTAGGTGAACTCGTAGGGCAGGAAGCCCGACAGCGAGTCACGGATAAGGTGGTCGATGAAGCCCGTGAAGGTGCTGTTCGGGCGGGACGACTCAAAGGACTCCAGTTTCTCGCCGGGAGCCAGGGAAAGGATTTTGCCGCCGATGAAGGTCGAGGCTTCGTTGGGGTCGGTCAGACCGTTGTTGCCGTAGTCCTGCGGACGCATCCCGAAGGCTTCAAAGTCGCTCTGGGAGCCATCGAACTGCGGGTTCTCACGGGTGATCGTACGGGTGATGTCGCTGTTCGTCTTAACGGCCAACTTCTCCAGCGACAGGATTTCCATCATGTCGATGAGATTGTTGATGCTGTGCTGAAGCGGGCTGTAAGCGCGCGCTCCAGACGCCAGTTCTGGCTCATACAGGTGCAGGACGGCGTTGGCGGGAACCTGTCGGCTGGAGCCGTCCGAACGCAGGATGTTGTAGTATTCCGGCGCGCCGTAGGGGCCGAACATGATACCGTCCACCATGCCAGGGGGCGGTGCGCCAGAGGCGGCGTTGCCGACTCGGTGGCTCTCGATGACCTGCAACTTGGGCGCGCCACCAGGGCCACGGGTCTTGACGATGAAGCACTCGCCGTCACGATCCATCAGACGGCAGACGATGTGCTGGAGTTCAAAGAAGGAATACCGACCCGTGATGTCGCTGTTCTTGGACGCCCATTCACGGAAATACTGTTCGGCGACATCATCCCAGACCTCATCGCCGGACTCCGCCTGCGCCTTGATACCAGAACCGACCGAGTACAGGGCCATATCCCCGATGGCTTGACGAACCAGACCCGCATTGAGTTCCAGGTACCGCATCCTGCGGGTGGTTTCCATGCGGTCGAACACCGTCATGGTTTTCTTCATGTCCTGCGGCCAAGACGACCAAATCCAAGAACGCTTGTTGCTGAACTTGGCCGACTCAAAGTTGCTGAAGATGCCCGGGCCAGCCGAAGCCTGCTTCTTCGGGATCGTGTTGCCAGCGGTCGGAAGCACAGGCTTCGACTTACGGGCTACTGGGGACTTGTTCTTCTCGGATTTCTTTCGCATTACATCGAACGGAAGTTGTTAAGGCCGTTGTAGACACGAACCTTATCGACCTGCCCATAACGCTGGGGGTCTTTCAGTTGCAAAGCGTATCGGGCCTCAATCATCACCGTCTGGATGTCCAGCGGCCAACCCTTCACCACGGTGGTGCCGGAGTCGGTGTATTCCATCATGGTCTTGCCCTCTTTGAGCAGAGCCACGGCGCGGGCAACGATGTCCTCGATGTCCTGCACGGACAAAATCGTGAAAATGCCAGTAGCGCGCGCCATTTGGAAATAGACGGGTGTAAAGAGGGTCGGCGGTTCACCACCTTGCGTCACCAGAGCCACCAATGACACCCCATGATCGTGAACCGCCGACTTGGGGACGAGGTTGCCCTAGGGTAGTGCCAGGTCAAGCGGTTTCTGCTTCGACCGCAGGCTTTTCTTCGGCGACCGTGGCCCCCTTGTTCTTACCCTTGCCGATGATCTTGGACATCATCCCGAACAGCACCCATTGAACCTCACAGTCCCAAAGGTGGTTCGCGCGGTCACCGATGGGTACCCAGATGGGTGTTCCAGCGGCGGTCTTGGTGCGGTGTTCAGACTGCATCTGCTTGCGGTACTCATCCCCGAAGTCCTCTGGATAGGTATGCGCCCCGGCCCTGCGTAGGCGGGAAAGCGCGTCCTTGAACACCAGGTTGGAGTAGATGAACAGTTTGCAGGACTGCGCGCCAACCTGGATGACCTTGGCGCGGGAGTAGGGTCGGTAGGCCACCTTCACGCCGTATGGGGTCTGGATGCGCCAAGCGAACTCGTTTTGACCCGAACCCTTGGTGGCGTTCCATCCGTACTTGGCGCACAGGCGGTAGACGGCATCGGTGTTGGGGCCGTCACCCGAGTCTAGGAACACGAAGAAGTTGGACACCTCATGCTTGAGTTGGAACGCCCGCAGGTCGTCCTCGGTGGCTAGGAAAGCCCACTCCTTGCCACGGGACTTGCCGTCCGTAGCCGACCGCCGCACGATGGCATAGTAGCCGTTGCGTTGCACATCGACATGGAGCGACCGTAGCCAAGCGAACTGCTTGGACTTCTTGTGGTCGTCCGTGATCGGGGCTGGAACCAGTTTGCCTTCGACCATCGCCGCCTCATCCTCCCACGGGTCAGCCATGCGGTAGCCGCTGGGCATGACCTCTCCGCCGTCCTCGTCCGGGTTCTCGACCCAAGAAACGGCCAGACGCTTCTGCTTGAACTCGATGCGGGCAGTCTCGTCATTATGCTCATCGTAGGCGCGCTTGGCGTTGATGGCTTCTTCCGCCAGGTCACCCCAAGACAGACCCCATTGGGCGCACAGCGAGTTCCAATGGAAGCCCACGATGCCCTTGGGCGCGGACTGGTTCATCGGCACATACTCCGCCTTGAGGTTCATCTCCTGCCGGACGGCGAATGAGTCATCGTGCATATGACCGCACGACTTGCACTTGTACTTGATGCCCTTCTTGACCTTCTCGATTTCCCAGCCGCCGCCGCCCTTGGCATCTTCGGGGTAGATCAACTGCTCCCACTCGTATGCCTGCAAGGAGTCGCACGACAGGCAACGGAACATCCATTCCCGGCGGTCGGAGGTGTTCCAGAGGTTCGTGATGTCATCGCCTTCGACACCGCCCTGTGAGATGAACACGGACTTGCCGTTCCAAGTGAAGGCGGTGCGGCGACGCTGGGCTTCGCCTAGGTGACCTTTCTTCCACGACCACACTTCGTCACCGCCGAGGAATCGGATGGAACGGCGTTGCAGGTTTCGCTTATTGTCCGCACCAAGCACCCACATCGTGCATCGCTGGAATTGGTGAGTATGCCAGTTGGATTTCTCCGTGGTGCTGACCTTCGCCTGCGCGGCTGGCGTGGCCTCCCAGATTGGCTTGAGGCGGTTTGCCTGCCAGTCCTTGGCGTTCAAGTCCACATCCTGCAAGAGCAGGGTCGGACCGGGTGTGCGCGCGGCGATGAAGGCAGACCAGAGTTCCAGCAAGGTTGACTTGCCCATCTGGACTGCGCCAAAGACCACGATGGTGTGTATCTCTGGATCGGTCATCGCCCGCAGGATGGGCGACAGGTACGGCGTGGACTCGACTCGGAACGCACCCGGCATCGGCCCCGGCATATTCTTCACATTGGCCTCCAGCCAATCCACGATGTCGCCATCGGGGTCTGGAGCCAGCATCGCACGAAGGTGCGACTCGTAGAGGTCAGCCGTCTGGTCGCTCACAGTCCGCACATACCCTCGCACTCGGATTTGAAGTCAAAGTCAATCTGACCGCAATCTGGATCGGAGTCGAAATCCACCTCATCCAGCGGCTTGCAAGACTTGTGCAGATACACTTCCACCCTGAAGCCTCCCGGGTTTTCATTCTGAAGCCTGCGATATGTCTTGTCGAACTCCACGGCTTTCTGGAAATGCTCTGGGTCGTGTTTCTTAAGCCTGCGCCATTCTTCATCGCTATGGAACGGGCAATAGTAGCAGGCGGACCGAGGGGGTTCTGGATAGCCGTTCTTCTTCATCCACTCGATACAATGTGCGCGGGTCATCCGCTTTTCGATCAAGGGCCACCTGTTCTGGGTCCATTGATTTGCGGGAAGTTTCATGCGTTGCATCTCATCGTATGAAATGCCGATCCATTGGGTGACTGTCACTTCTTTCTGACCATTCTTGATGCCACACCGATTTCTGATTTCCTTCATAATCGGTGCAATCTTGAAGTCGGCAGTACAGGCACGACCCAACGCAGGCTTCACATCTCCGCTTGGTGTAAGCCCGTAGACTGGAATGTTTGTCCGAAGGTAGGTGATCGGTGCTTCGGAATACTTGCACTTTTCCTTAACCCTAATCTTCAAGATGCTTTCCGTTAGGCTACCCTTGGTCACACGGATCACGGGAAACGGCAACTGCGTCTCCAGCCAGTCGAGCCACTTGTAGACGCTCGTAGGTTCGGCCTGTGTGTCGGCAAACACGGCGAAGTCTGGCATCGGCGTGATTTCTCCACGCGCCGCCATCAACGCCAATGCTGACGATTGAACGCCAGCACCTAGGCTCAATACGGTGTATTTCGTTTGGGGAGGTGGCTCGAAATAACTCATTCTTCCGTATCATCTACTTCCTCGGTGGTTCCGTCAACCTCAATAGGGTCGGCTTCGGGCATCTTGACCTCCTCCTCGGACTCCGCCACCGCCTCGCTCACACGGGATAGGATGCGGGTGATCTCCTCATCGATGGCCTTCAACGCTCGCCCCGGATGGTCTGGGTTCGCCCTCGATGCCACCTTGGTGCCGAGTTGGGTCAACTCGTTGCGGAGGTTCGTCAGTATCTTGCCGAAACGCTCGATGGCGGTCTGGGTGCGGATGAACTCACGGCTGGCGATCTGGCGCGCGTGGAGTTCCTTCTCCATCGTGATGAGCGTCTTTACCAGTTTGTCGTAGGTCGAGTACGACTTGCTGGCATCGGGCGAGTCGTTGGCGAGGTCGTCTAGGTACTTGCGGTGGGCCAGAGCCTTCAGTTCGCGCTGACGCTCGACCGTCTCGTTGAAGTCCCTGTCGCTGGTGACCCCGGCCTGCGACCCGCCACGGACGGCCCGCCTCGACATGACCCAAGACTCCGCCGCCTCGATGGAGTCGATGGGCATCCCTTGGGTGATGTAGGCGTTGACCAGTTGCTTGGAGATGCCAAGCCGTCCTGCGATGTCGATGGGTCGTGGGCGGTCGCTCATGTCACGATGCCTGCTTCGGCGTTGAGTTTCTTGCAGAACTCGATTGCGTCATGTGCCTTCCGTTTGTAGGTGAAGCCACGGCCTTGGTAATGGAAGCATAGTCCATAATCTACCCCTTTGACCTTGTTATCGACAGTTCGGTACGGGGC